GCACCGGCCTGCCCATTGCCGCCCAGAAAATGGGCTGGGTGTTCACCACCCCGAGCGAGCGCGCCGCCTGGCTGCGCCTGCTGGCCCACCTGCGCGGCCGGTGGCAGGGCCTGTGGGTGCCGACATGGACCGATGACTTCCGCGTGCTCACCGCATCGGGCAGCGGGTCCAATTCGCTGACCGTCGCATGGGGCGGCTATGCCGAGCACCTGGCCGGCATGCCCGGCCGGCAGGATATCCGCCTGCAGCTGCGCAACGGCACCGTGCTTTATCGGCGCATCGTGGCCGCTGTGGAGGTGTCCAGCACCGCCGAGCAGCTGACCCTGGACGCGCCGCTGGGCGTGGACGTGCAGCCCCAGCAGGTGGTGCAGGTCTCATTCCTGGCCCTGTGCCGCAACAACGCGGACGCGGCCGAGCTTTCACATTGGACCGGTGAGGTGTCGCGCGCATCGGTGACCTGGAGGACCTACCGCCCATGACCTATGACGCCCGAGAGCGCAGCCGAGACAAGGGCGAGCCGGTAGAGCTGTACACCTTCATGCTCGAGTCCCGCGCGTGGAACCTGACCAGCGCAGACCGGCCCCAGACCCTGGGCGGCGTGACGTTCGCGCCGGCGGTCATCACGCGCAACCGCATTGAGCAGGGCACGGAATTGAACCGCAGCGCCCTGAAACTGACCGTTCCGCGCGATTTTCCCATTGCCGAGCTGTACCGCATCGCCCCGCCCAGCGCAGTGGTGGCGGTCATTGTCCGGCGCTTGCATGTGGGTGACGGCGAGGTGGCCACCATCTGGACCGGGCGCGTGGTGAACGTGGCGTGGGGCAATGACCTGGCCACGGCCACCATCACCTGCGAAACCGCCGGCACTAGCCTGCGCCGCACCGGGCTGCGCCGCCTGTATGGCCGCAACTGTTCGTTTGTCCTGGGCGGCCCGGCCTGCGGCGTGGACCTGCCGGCCTTCGCAGTGGCTGGCACGCTCACCGCCGTGGGTCCGGCCACCGTCACCGCGGCCGAGTTCGCCACCCATCCCGATGGCTACTTTTCCGGCGGCGTGCTGGCCTACAGTGTGGACGGCGTGACAGAGCGGCGCTATATCGTGGAGCATGCCGGCGCCACCCTCACGCTGGACCGCCGTGCCGTTGGCTTGGAAGTGGCCGCAGTGGCCCAAGCCATGCCCGGCTGTGACCATACGCTGGCAACCTGCGATGCGAAGTTTGCCAACGCGCCCAACTACGGCGGGCAGCCTTTCATTCCGCAGAAAAACCCCTTCAGCGGTGACCCGATCTACTGACCATGCGCCGGCCTTCCCTGCAACTGCTGTCCACCCTGTCCGCGCTGAGCCGTGAGGGCAAGCTGCTGACCCTGCGCCAGGCGCTGGTGATGCTGGCCCTCATGCCGGTGGCGTGGGCGCTGGATTACGCGCTGGGCCCTGCCAGCCCCGGCCATGCCCAGGCAATCTGGTGGTATGTGGCGGTCATCGTGGTGTCCGCGATTCTGTCCTACGCGCTGGCGCCCAAACCGGCACAGCCGCCCAAACCATCGTTGGAGGACTTCGATTTTCCAACCGCCGAGGAGGGCCGTCCCATCCCGGTGGTGTTCGGTGAGGTGTGGATCAAGGGCGCCAACATCATCTGGTACGGTGACCTGGACACTACCCCCATCAAGGTAAAGGGCGGCAAGTAATGACCGAGGCCCGCGTGACCATGGCCCACGTTCGCGCCTGCCGGCTGTGCGCCGGAGGTGCGCGCCAATTCTTTGCCCGCTACGGTCTGGACTGGTCCAGCTTCCTGCGCGATGGCATCCCGGCTGACAAGCTGGCGGCCACGGGTGACGCCCTGGCCGATGGCGTGGTGGCGCTCGCACGAAAGGAGGCGGCAGCCGATGGGCAGCAGTAAGAAGCAGACCGTTGGGTATCGCTATTTCATGGGCCTGCATTTCGGCGTCTGCCAGGGGCCGGTGGACGCGCTGTTGGAAATCCGCGGCGGCGACCGCGTGGCGTGGAGGGGCAGCGTAATCGAATCGCAGGGGATCAACATCAAAGCCCCTGAGCTGTGGGGCGGTGAAAAGAAGGAAGGAGGCTTGATAGGCCACCTTGACGTGATGATGGGCGAGCCGAGCCAAGCCCCCAACCCCTACCTGGCTTCGCAGATTGCAGGGCCGATGCCCGCGTTTCGCGGCTTCCTGTCCCTGGTGTTCCGAAAGGGAATGGTGGGGGCAATGAACCCCTACCCGAAGCCGTGGTCCTTCAAGGTGCGGCGCATCATTAAGGGGTGGGCCGGCGGTGCGGCCTGGTATCCGGAAAAAGCACCCGTGCGCCTGTTCGGCGGCGTGGTCATCAGCAGCAGCACGGTATGGGATTACCAGGTACTGCCAGCAGACGCCAATCCGGGATACGACAACATCACCCCGCCAGTTTCCGGGTGGCTGCAGGCGGCGGGGCCATTTTCCGGCGGCACTGGCGTGCCTGCTGGGAATGGGCTGTGGCCTACGCACACAACCCTGTGGACCAGGAAGGTGGTTTCTGTTCCTGTCGGGAGCACGTACATGGTGCGCGCCGTGGCAGAAAACGGCTGCATTTTGCTGGTAAATGGCACGTTCGTCGGGGCGGTAAATCGGGATAACGAATCTATCCCGTTCAATCAAAACAACCCCGTTGAGTTCATTATGAACGGCGGCAGCTCATATGAGCTGGCGGTTAAGGGCTTTGACGAAACCGGCACCGGCGGCGGCGTCTACCTGAAAATCGAGGTGGAGCTGCTGCGCTCCATCGCAATGAATCCGGCCCACATCGTTTACCAGGCGCTGACTGATTCCGATTGGGGTATGGGATACCCGCCTGCTGCGCTGGACCTCGCCTCATTCAAGCAAGCGGCTGACACCTTCCAAGCCGAAGGCCTCGGCCTGTGCGGCCAGTGGACCCGGCAGGACACCATCGAGAGTTTTGTGCAGGAGGTGCTGAGCCACGCCGGCGCGGCACTTGGGCAGGACCCGAGGACGGGGCTATTCCGCCTCATCCCCACGCGCGGCGGCTATGACGTTGCGACCCTGCCCGAGTTCCGGCGCGGCCTGAATGTCTCGGCCGTGGATTCCTTCGAGCGAGCGGCAATGGGCGAGACCGTAAACGAGGTGACGGTGCAGTATGTGGACGCCGAGACCGGCAACGATGGCGCGGTTACCGTCCAGCACCTGGCCAACGTGCAGGCCCAGGGTGGCGTGGTGTCGCAGTCGGTGCGCTACCCGATGGCCCCCACTGCATCCATCGCCCAGCGACTGGCCCAGCGCGACCTGACCACCAAGGCCTCCCCACTGTGCAAGGTGAAGCTGACCACCGACCGTTCGGCGTTCGGGCTGCTGCCGGGCGACGTGGTGCGCTGGACGGATGCAAAGCTGGGCATTGTGGACATGCCCATGCGCGTGCTGCAGGTGGACTATGGCAGCCTGACCGCTGGCGCCATCAAGCTGGACCTGGCAGAGGACGTGTTTGGCATGCCGGCCACCACCTACCTGGGGCAGCAGGAAGGCGGATGGGTGGAACCATCGACCGAGCCGCAGCCGCCGGCAGCCGCCCAGGTGTTGGAAATCCCATACCTGGCCATCCACCGCGCCGAGGGCGGCAGCGTTGCCAATGCGCTGTCCGCGGATGCCGGGTATCTGGGCATGCTGGCGGCCAAGGCCCCCGGCGTGTCCTACGGCTACACCCTCATGGCCAGCGTGGCCGGTGGCGAGTTCGAGCAGGTGGGCGGCGGCGAGTGGGCGGCAAGCGCCATCCTGGCCGCAGACATTGGCCCGGCCGATACCGTCCTGAGCCTGGGCGGCGTCACCGATGCCGCAGAGTTTTCAGCCGGCGCCCTGGTGATGATCGGCGGCGGCGATGATGCCGAGCTGGTGCGCATCGACTCGGCCACCCCGGGCGCTGCATCCATCACCGTTGGCCGCGGCGTTGGCGACACTGTGGCAGGCCTCGCCGGCTGGCCCATCGGCACCCGCGTCTGGGTGGTGGATGACAACGTTGGCGAGGGCGTGACCGAATACGTGGAGGGCGAAGCCGTAGAGGCCAAGGCATCCACCAATGCGCCAGGCGGCACCCTTCCGCTGGGTGCTTCGCCGGGCGGCGTGGTCACAATGGCCGCGCGTGCTGCGCGCCCCTACCCGCCTGCCGGCCTGACCGTTGGCGGCGTTGCGTGGCCTGTGCAGGTCATCGGCGACATTGAGCTGGCATGGTCACACCGTGACCGTCTCCTGCAGGCCGACCAGCTGGTGGACCAGGCCGCCGGCAGCATAGGCCCCGAGGCTGGCACCACCTACACCGTGCGCACATACCTGGATGACGTGCTGGACGATGAGCAGACCGGCATCACCGGCGCTGCCGCCATGGTGCAGCCATCCGGCAACGGGGCGGCCCGCGTTGAGGTGGTGGCCGTGCGCGATGGGCTGGAAAGCTGGCAGGCCCAGGTCCGTGAATTCCAGTACCGCGCCACCCCCTACGATGAATACACCGACCAGGACGGCATCACCTATGCCGACCAAGACGGCCAGACCTATGAAGGGTAACGAAAATGGCAAAGCGATTTGACGACAACCCGGCGTTGAAGGCCTACACCGGCACCGAGGTCATCCCCATGCAATCCAAGGCGGGCGGCACGGCGACCGATGACAGCCCGGTGGCCGTGGATGATGACGTGAAAATCACGCTGCTGGACGCTGCCGGCCTCAAGGTGCACACCGTGGCGGTGGCTGCTGGCGTGGGCACCATCGATTGTGGCAACGGGCTTGCGCGGCGCCACCAGCTGAGCCTGGGCGGTAACGTGACGCTGGCCCTGTCCAACCTCGCCCCGGCTGGCTACGCGACGGACGGCGAGGTGCGCATTGTGCAGGACGTGGCCGGTGGGCATGGCCTGACCTTCCCGGTGGGGTGGGCGCCCATTGGCGGCAGTGACACCGCCGTGGCCAGTGGACCAAACGCTGTCACCTGGCTGTCCTTTGTCACCTATGACGGCACCAGCGTGAGCTATGCCATGCAGGAGCGCGGGGCATGATTGGCCTTCGCCGGATGATGATGGCAGCGGCTTCTGCGCTTCCCCCTTCGCCGGGTATTTGGCCGGCCCCGGGGGCGCTGCCGGTAACCTCGGGACTTGTCGCCCGCTACGCTGCAGAGTCAATTTCATTGGCAGATGGCGCGGCCGTTGCTGCCTGGCCGGATTCATCCGGAAATTCCCGAGACCTCGCGCAGGCCATGGGCAGCAGGCAGCCCCTATTCCGTGCTACTGGACTTGCCAATCGTCCGGCCGTTGAGTTTGACGGCAGCGACGATGCAATGCAGCGTACATTCGGCGCGACATTCCCGCAGCCATGCACCATTGTCCTGCTGTGCTCGCTCCCATCTGGCGGCACAACCTATGGGGATGCTTACCCGTGGATTGACGGATCAGCCAGCACCGGGCGCCTGTGGATGGGACACACGACGACCGCAGGCCGCGGGGGCTTCTGGGCGGGATCATCGTTCATCAACGGCGATACCCTGACGGAGGGCGCCCACGTATACCGGGCCCTTTATTCGGGCGCATCTTCGACTTTCGCAGGAGACGGGCAGCAGCAGGTTTCAGGCAACCCAGGGAGCAATGGCATTTCTGGCATCACGCTCGGCGCACGCTGGGACCTTTTGCGAAACACCAAGGTCTTAATCAATGAGGTCCTGGTTTATTCGCGCGCCCTCACTTCGCTAGAAATTGCAGACC